TCAAATTGCAAAATCATTTGCCGAAAAAGTTGGCAAAGGTAATGTAGAAGTTAAACATGGATCAGACGAATCAAAAACAGATTCACCATACTAAATAAAATCCTAGGTCGGGCGTGGAAGCGAGAGTCGAAGCGCCCGTTATAAATATATGATAGATAAATTTAAAACTATATTCAAGGGATTGGAACGTGCACACGGTTGTACTAAAGTAAGTGAACCTGTTGCTGATGGTGTCAAATTAAAAGGACAATCATTTGTAGTACGTCAACCTGTAACAGATATACTATGGTCTGATCACTTAGAAGGTAAACAAAGTTTAGGAATTATTCCTATAAATGAAAGCAATGAATGTGTGTGGGGTTGTGTAGACATAGACTCTTATGCAGGCTTTGATCATAAAAAATTAATAGATAAGATAAAACAATTTAACCTACCACTCTCGGTGTGTAGGTCAAAGAGCGGTGGCGCTCATGTGTTCCTCTTCTCAGAACTACCCGTATCTGCAGAAAGAATGAGAGATAAACTTACGGAAATAAAAACATTACTAGGCTACGGTGGATCAGAAGTTTTTCCTAAACAGATCCAATTAAAATCAGCAGACGATACCGGAAACTTTCTTAACTTACCTTACTTCAATGGTGATCAATCAACACGTTATGCATTTAATGATGATGGTACCGCTGCAACATTAGAAGAATTCTATGGTATCTATGACAGATTAAAACAAAAAAATATTACGTCTATAAAAATAGAAAGACCTAAATCAGATTATGATGACGCTCCACCATGTATAGAACTTATGGCCCTAAATAAAATACCAGAAGGTGGTCGTAACAACTCTATGTTTCATTTTGGAGTGTACGCTAAACAGAAATGGCCTGCAGAATGGAAAAGTAAGATGACTATGTTTAATATAGAAGCATCAACTACACCGTTAAGTGAGTCTGAAGTAGATATAATTAAACGACAACATGAGAAAAAAGAATGGGGCTACAAATGTAATGATGTACCTATGTGTAACTTGTGTGATAAAAAATTATGTAGAACTAGAAAGTATGGAATAGGTGAAGAAATTGTATTCCCATTATTATCTGACTTACAAAAAGTGAAGTTAGAAAAACCGTACTATTATCTAAACGTAGATGGTGAAAGATTACATTTAGAGAATGTAAAGTTTTTAAAACAACAAAGTTTATTCCAAGAAGCATGTATGGAACAACTAGATTTTAAACCACCAACAGTAAAACCTAAAGACTGGGACATGATTATAAATCCACTGATGAAGAACCACGAACCTGTGGAAGCACCAGAAGGTGTAACTACACAAGATCAATTACAAAATCATTTAGAAGAGTATTGTCTAAATAGACAAGTGTCTACAGACAAAAATGATCTTAAAAAGGGTGGGGTATGGACTAACGAAGGCCATCACCATTTTGTGTTTGATAGATTCTACAATCAATTTTTAATTAGGAAACGTTGGGACATCAACTATCAGCGTACAGCACAGATGTTAAAAGAAGCCTGTAGCTGTGATGACAAACGTATAGGTAAAGAAAGAATATCTGTATTCCAAGTAAAACAGTTTGATAAAAAAACTGATGAGTACAATCAAAAAGAATTAAAACCAAAGGATATATTTTGATGGAAAATTTTCAAATGGATTTGTTTAATGAAGAAGAAGATATTGTTTTTCAACAAGATTTTGAACTTGGAATAAAGGTGTGTACTCATTGTAAAAAAGAACTACCTGTAAAAGCATTTCCACTTTGGTCTAAAACTGCTTTTGGAGGAGAGATGAGAAGATCTGCATGTAGAGACTGTCAATCCAAACACGGTAAAATAATTGAAAAATTATATATGACAGCGCCACCTAAACCAAAAAATTGTCAGTGCTGTGGGGTAGAAGTCAAAGCTATTTTAAATAAAAAAAAATATAGTAATAGTGGTGTTTTACAATTAGATCACGAGCATGAAAAAGAAACATTTAGAGGATGGATTTGTTATGCATGTAACCAAGGAATTGGTAAGTTAGGTGATAATTTAGAAGGAGTTATAAAAGCTGTTTTATATTTATCAAAAAATAACATAGATTTAATTTTCAATATTATAAAAAAAATAAAAAAATGAGAACTATTGTATTAGGACCACCAGGCACCGGTAAGACTACAACTTTATTAAACAAAGTAAATTCTTATTTAAAAAACACGGATCCAGATAAGATTGGTTACTTTGCATTTACACAGAAAGCTGCTCACGAAGCACGAGACAGAGCTATAAGAGATTTTAATTTAACAGAAGAAGACCTTCCATATTTTAGAACCCTACACTCATTAGCATTTAGAAAACTTGGACTTAAAAAAGATCAAGTTATGCAGGGAAGACATTACAAAGATCTTGGCAGCAAGCTAGGGTTTCCAGTAACTTACGCAGACTACCAGGAAGACCAGGGTGGTATCTTTACATCAGATAGTGAGTACCTTAGAATTATACAGCTGGCACAACTTAGAAATATTACAGCAGAGCAGCAGTTTGATTTAGCTGAGCACACTCAGGATCTAGAGAGAGATCAACTTAGAATTATAGCTAACGAATTAATAAGATACAAAAAAGAATATAACTTAATAGATTTTAATGACATGATTTTAGATTTTACAAAATCAGATTTGTCACCAAAGTTTGATGTAGTGTTTATTGATGAAGCTCAAGATTTATCTTTGATGCAATGGGACATGGCTAGATCTATTTGGAATAAAACGGAAGACGCATTCATTGCTGGTGATGATGACCAAGCTATTTTTAGATGGGCCGGTGCTGATGTAGATTCTTTTATAACTTTAAAAGGTGAGTATTACCCACTTACACAGTCTTATAGAATACCAGCTAAGGTTCACAACTTAGCTATGGGTATAATTAATAAAATTAAAAATAGAATTGATAAGACATGGAAACCAAAAATTAATGAAGGCACACTACAGAGACATTTTGATGTTGATAGCATAGACATGACAAAAGGAGATTGGTTGGTGTTAAGTAGAACTAGACACATGTTAAATGACATAGAGGAATCTTTGTACAGGCAGGGTTTGTATTATAATAATAGATATAAAAGAACTAATGAAAAAGATTTACAAGAATGTGCTGTTGATTGGGAACACGCAAGAAAAGGTTCTCCACTATCCTTTAAACAAGTAGAAAAAATATCAAAACAAATGAGTAGTGAGAACTGGGATAAGAATAAAATTAAAGGTATGACTAAAGGAGCTTTCCATGACATGGATTCTCTACAGAGAGATTTTGGTTTAAAAGTAAACTCAGTTTGGTACGAAGCGTTTGATGAAGCGGGTCAAACTAAAATAGAATATTTACGTAAAATGAGAAGGAACGGAGAAAAATTAAATGAGAAACCTAGAATAGAATTATCTACGATACATGCAGCAAAAGGTGGTGAAGCTACCAATGTTGTTCTTTTAACTGACCTTACACAAAACACTATGAAAGGTTATGAAAGAAATCCAGATGATGAAAACAGACTATTTTATGTAGGCGCAACACGTACAAAAGAAAACTTACATATTGTAGAACCCAAAAAATATGAAAAAGGATATATATTATAATGTGTGAATGTAATTACTGCATAAATATGAGAATGACAGCTGAGATGAGTGTAGCTGTTTTTATAACATGTGTATTAACAATAAGGTGGTTTTTATGAGCACCTATGACAAACAAGTGGGAGGTTCTCATTACAAAGACATGGCCATCCAACCAGCAGACTTTATAAACAAAAACAATTTACAATTCGCGGAAGGTAATGCTATTAAATATATTTGTAGACATCAGTCGAAAGGAAAGTTACAAGATATAGAGAAAGCAATACACTACTTAGAAATGATAAAGGAAAGGGATTATGCAGATACCACTATTTAAACCTCAGACAGAATGGTTACCACCGGAAAGTTTTCCAGACTTATCAAAGTATGATGAGATTGCAATTGACTTAGAAACTAAAGATCCAGATTTAATGAAGATGGGCTCAGGCTCAGTTGTAGGCAACGGCGACGTTGTAGGAATTGCACTAGCTGTAGAAGGTTGGCGTGGTTACTATCCTATTGCACACGAAGGTGGTGGGAACATGGACCGTAAGAAAGTTTTGAAATGGTTTCAAGAAGTTTTAAATTTACCTGCAGATAAAATCTTCCACAACGCCATGTATGACGTTGCTTGGATTCGAGCTTTAGGTTTAAGTATTAACGGAAGAGTAATCGATACAATGATTGCATCGGCTTTAGTTGATGAAAATCAAATGCGTTATGACTTAAATAGCTGTGCTAAAAGATACACTGGCAAAGGTAAAAATGAAAGTGATTTATATGCAGCAGCAAAAGATTGGGGGGTTGACGCTAAAGCAGAAATGTATAAACTACCTGCCATTTATGTTGGCGCTTATGCAGAACAAGATGCGTCTGTTACACTAGACCTTTGGAAACAACTTAAACAAGAAATAGATATTCAAGATATAAAATCTATCTTCGATCTCGAGACTCAACTCTTTCCCTGCCTCGTCGATATGAAATTCTTAGGTGTCCGTGTAGACGTCCAAGGAGCCAGCCAATTGAAGAAACAACTTGTTGAAGAAGAACAAGCAGTATTACTCCAAGTAAAAAAGGAAACAGGAATAGATACTCAAATATGGGCAGCACGATCGATTGCCCAAGTTTTTGACAAACTAAATTTAGATTATGACAGAACCGAGAAATCACAGGCACCCTCTTTTACTAAAAACTTTTTGCAAAATCATCCTCACCCATTGGTGAATAAGATTGCTCAGGCTCGTGAAATTAATAAAGCTCATACTACGTTCATTGATACCATATTAAAACATTCTCATAAAGGTAGAATTCATGCTGATATCAATCAACTTAGATCAGATAATGGCGGAACTGTGACAGGAAGGTTCAGTTATTCTAACCCTAATTTACAGCAAATTCCAGCACGGAACAAGGACCTCGGACCTAAGATCAGAGGCTTATTTATCCCTGAGGAAGGCCATAGATGGGGTTGTTTTGACTATTCTCAACAAGAGCCTAGACTGGTGGTACATTATTCAGCTTTACAGAATTTGTATGGTGTTGGTGATGTATTAGATTCTTATAATAATGATCCGGACACAGACTTTCACACGATTGTAGCTGACATGGCTCAAATACCTAGATCACAAGCTAAGACAATTAACTTAGGACTATTTTATGGTATGGGTAAAAATAAATTACAAGCAGAACTTGGTATATCTAAGGATAAAGCTAATGATTTATTTAAACAATACCATGCTAAAGTTCCATTTGTAAAACAGATGATGGATAATGTTAGTCAACGAGCACAAAGTGCGGGTAGGGTTAGAACTTTACTTGGACGGCTATGTAGGTTCCATTTGTGGGAACCCAATCAGTTCGGGATACATAAATCCTTGCCTCATGATGCAGCGCTCCTGGAACACGGACCAGGGATCAAGCGTGCGTTCACTTACAAAGCTTTAAACAAATTAATTCAAGGTAGTGCAGCCGATATGACTAAAAAAGCTATGATTGATTTGTATAATGAAGGCATTATACCACACATTCAAGTGCATGATGAGTTAGATATTTCAGTAGAAAGTCCTGAAAAAGCTAAGAAAATTATTGAGATAATGGAAAATGCTGTTAAATTAGAAGTTCCCAACAAAGTTGATTATGAATCTGGAGACAATTGGGGTAATATAAAATGATAAATTATGGCTTACTTAAATGCAAATATACCTATACAATACTCACAAATAAAAAGGGAGTATTTATATGATCTTAAAAAACATAAAGGCGAAGTGGAAGACTGTATCATCTTTGGTATTACCAGCATGTCTGGGCGTGCAATATTATTTCATGCTATTATGGAGAACGGTGCAATATTTTATCGCTTACCAATTGCGGCTTTTATTCAACGTGGTTTTCAACCGGAAACTGTTCCATATAGACGACTTGATGAACTTGAGCTTTGGAATTCTTTTAGTTATTATCCTGCTATTACTGTATGGGATCTCATAAGCGCATCTTCCGGTAAATACATTGGTAAAGATAAAAAGTGGCATCACGGAAAATATTTATTTACAGTTGACTGGGCACATCCAGATGCTAATATATTAAACTCTGATCATTCAGAAATTCCGCACGAACATAAGTGCGCTCACATAATTGCCTTAGATGATGGTAACTATGCGGCTCAGCCAAACAATAGAGTAATTTGGGATCTACCTTCTTTTACAGTTAAGGACACTACTCCTGACTGGAAGGTGCAGACTTCGACATGGAATGTTGAAGACTCTGGACAATGGAGAACCGAAGATACTGATAACTTTTTTTATGAGATAGAAGAAAAAACAAATGGAAAACAAAAAAAATAAAAATGAATGTAAAAAATGCGGTCATGAATGTCATTGTCTGGATGACTTCCACTCGGATGTGTACGGTCTTTGTTCTTGTGATCCTTGTGAGTGTAGTGATCCTAAAAATCAAGGGGAAGAGTGTTTGTCATGTCAATAGCGGAACTCTTAAAAAAGAACTTTGTATTGGTTCCAGTAATAGCGTCAATTTTAGTTGGAACGTTTACGGGCGTTAAATATATCGTTAGTCTTACAGAGACTATTAATAAAAACAAAGATCAAATAGCTATCATAAACGATACTCATTTAAAAAATCAAATTGGATACATAGCTAGAATACAAGAAAATCAAAGCCATTTATTATTAAATATAGAAACCAATAAAGGTAATACAATTGTTACAAATGATAAACTTAAAACAATGGAAGAAAAAATAAAACAAATGGAAAACGATTTTAAAAGTTTTTTAATTATGCGTAGTACATTAACAGGAAACAATAATTAATATGGAGTGTTTGTATATGAACTATTATTTTACAGGGTTTTTAATTATAGCTTTTATAATATTAACAATATTAGTAGCACCTCTATGAGCAGAAAAACTAACACAGTATTAATTGGATTATTGGGTACAATACTTATGGGTCTTAGTACGTGGGTAGTCATCACACTCGTAGAACTTCAAGTTTTAGTGATGATGATCCAGCAAGAATTAATGGACCTTGACAAGGTTATAGGTCGTATATATAGTCATATGGACCGCTTATCACAGCGTTAATAAATGAAAGGTAAAAATGAATAAAAGTATAAAATTCCATCCGGAAGTTGTAAAAGGAGAATGCCCTACGTGTACAGAAATTACAATGTTAGTTGGACTTACTCATGATTTTTATAGATGTATGAGTTGTGGCGCAGACCTAGAGCAACATGTTAATGGTAAAATAAGTTACTTACCTGTCATGCAATCTCGTACCGATGGTGGTACACCTTACGTTAAGGAGTGGAAATAATGGCTAAAAAAACAGGTGGCGAACACGCACCCCGTGACAAACCTAAGAAAAGGCCTGGAAAACATAAAAAATCCCTATCAAAATCTGAGAAAAGAAACAACAAAAATAAAAAATATAAAGGTCAAGGAAAGGGTTGACAAATATCCATTAATATCCTATATAAGATACATAACAACTAACATAGAAAGAAGGAAATAATGTATATAATAGACTATAAAAAAAACTTAGTAAAAAGTTTTACAAATAAAGAAATGGCTAGTTTTTTAAACCATGAGATAATTAAAGGTAGATATATAGCTGCAGCTGATTACAAAGAAGCAAGAATGGTTTGTAAATTTATATCCCAAATACCAGACAAAGCAAAAACTTTAGACAAAGCAAGAAAAGTTGCAAATAAAAAAAAGAAAGAAAAACAATGAAAAAAGTAACAATCACAAGTAAAAACATAAGCGCAAAACAGTGGACTAATTTAATGTTAGAATTAAATTTAGTTAAAAAGCAGTGGAAACAGTATGCAACATTAGATATTTCAGGGAGAGGTTTAGAAAAAATACTAGCCTTTGGAACTAAAACATACGACCCATCAGAGGACAAAAGTGACTAAAACAATAATAATATTAATATTATTATTTAATGGTGAGTTAGTGAAAGAAAAATTGGTACTGCCAATTGAAATGAACGTACATGAGTGTTTCTCTTTCTCAGAGAAGTACAGAGAGGCTGTTTCTACGTATAACAGTAACATTAATGTTCAAGGGTGGTATTTAAATGACGGAAGAGGGACTATACAAGGATTTATTTGTTGACATATCTACAAAATATCCTATATAGTCATTATAAACAAATGAAAGGTAAAACAAAACATGACTGATATAACTAAGTATAGGAATGTGTCGTTGACACATGACACTTATAAAAAATTGATAACGCTATCCAAAATATTATTACCGGATGCTAAATTATCAATTAGTAAAACCATAGAATCAATTGCAAATGAGAAAGCGAAAAAATTAAATGGCAAATTCAAAAAAGCGTAGGCATAAAGCAATCTGTTCTGAGTGTAATGGAAATGGTTACAAAAAATTCCAAATACAAAAGAATGGAAAGCTGAACGAAAATAAAACTAGCAGAGAGCATATAATTTTGCAGTGTGATACATGCGATTCGGAAGGAGAGATCTATGTGGATGAGTCCCAAATTGTTGACGTTTATGTTGATGATGATATTGCTGCAAGTGATGTTGGTAAGTTGCACTAAGGATTTGACTCCTAATCCTTATACGACGGTAATAAAACATTTAATGAAAGGAAAAAATGAACAGTAATACTAAATTAGATATAACTTACATTGCAGGAATATTTGATGCTAAAGGCACTATTAAAACTAGCAAGTCCGTAATTGTAGGTAAAGTTTGGAGAATGGAAATATCTATGGCAGATAGAAATGTTATGGAATTAATTCATGAAACTTTAGAGTGCGGTGAGTTACGTAAAATTAAAAACCAATGGCGTTGGAGATGTCGTAATCAAGATTGTTTGTTTGTGGCTAAAACATTATGGCCTCATGTAGTTATTAAATTACATAAAATAGAACAAATTATTGATCACTATGATCCTCATATACAAGATTTAGATGACAATGTAATTGAACTTGATAGATTTAGAGATAACATATGGTTTGGAAAAGAAAAATAATGAAAAAATATTTACTCGAAAGAATATATCATTATTCTACATACTTAACAAGTTGGTCATGGCAAAAGTTATATGGTGACAGAACTAAGAGAGGTGAAAAATAATGTCTAAAAAAATTGTAAGAGCAGATAATTGGGATGGTAAATCTAGACCAAGTAATAAGGCTTATGATGAAGGTTATAATAGAATTTTTGGTCAGAAAGAAATTAAAGAACTAGATGAGTCGTTAAAACAATCAAAAGCTAATAAAAAAGAAAGGGTAAAAAATGGAAATTGATATAGAACTACTACACAAAGAGCGTAAACAATGGAGGGAAAACAGTCTATTGCAAAGTAAATCTATTCTAAGGTTAAGCCAGGAATTAGATAACTTACGTAAGCAGAAAGAAATACTGCAAGAAAAATTATTAAAATCTGCAACACAAGATTAAATGAAAATAAATAATTACAA